GAATATTATGTGAATTGCGACCAAGCGCATCCAGGTAGTGGTTCGGACGTGATTCAGGCCAGAACGCGATGTATCAACGCAAATAAAGAAAAGGACAAATATATTACAACGATTAACAACGAATTTGACCGAGCCGACCGGTTATTGAATATACTTTACAATATTCAGTTGAAAAGTTCGTTTCGCGAGAATACGAATGTTTTGGATCCGAAAGACATCGAAGCCATCCTTGAAAATCAGAAGAAAAATATTGCGTTGAATAAACAGAACGCACTCTATGATTATGATGAATACAATAGTCTTTCTTTTTACGAGGATTTGGTTTTGTTTCTTTATTACGCGGTATTTGCGATTTTTGTCATTATGTCGTTGCGTGATTTCTTTTCATCAAGCGGGGCTTACGACAAACGCAATATTTTGATATTGATATTACTTGGCCTTTATCCAAAATACATCTTACCGGTTGTGTTGTGGATATTGAATGGACTCACACGAGTCGGTGAAATTTTGGGATTGAAGAATGTGCGATTCTGGAAATCTGCCGACTGAAGACTTAACCGTCTGTGTTGGCGCCATCAGCATCAGTCGTCTTCTTCGTTTTCGGTGTAGGCACCGCCACCGCCACCGCCGCCCCCGTGCTCGCCGTCGTCGTCCTCGTCATCGTCATCATAGACAATCCGACACTTACGCCATCCTTTCGACAAGAGTTTTCCGAACTTCTTCGTCATGAATTCATATAACTCGTTGGCTTTCGGCACATTCTTGCCATGTTGAACGATATACCATTTCTTGAACTCTTCATATACCTCGGTCTTCTTGATATATGTATCTTCATCCGCCGCGCGAATCTTATCACGCATAAACTCCGAGAGATAATCCTGAGTATTACGATACTTGTTGCTACTCGCAGTCACCGCAGCACATGTCCTGACCTTTCCGTCTGTTTCAAATGCCTTCTTGACGAGCATCGCCATGAATACATTTACCCACGTCTTGATTTTGACATCGAGATTCTTGTCAATAAGGAACTGATATGGCTCTTCGGGGTCGTCTTTTTTCGGGTCTTCGCAGAATTTCGACTTATACGGACACAAGCGAATACGACGCCATGTTCCATCGTCGTTGCTCTTGATATCGAAGAGGACATTCGTGCATACAACAAGCTTGAACTGCGGGACAAACGTAATCGTGTTTTTGAAGAGGGCGCGGGCAGTCATATCATCGCCACCGGTGATTTCTTTGAGGATACCTTCGTTGATACGGTCGCCCTTCGTCGGTTCTTGCATCACCGCATAACGCACACCTTTGAGAACGGCGAGTTCCGGCGAAGCACCGCCAATCATCGCGCGTTTTTGAGTGACGGCCGTAATCGGAAGAACGGCTTTATACTCGCCCAAGCATGCCGACATCAGCTCGATAAGTTTCGATTTGCCGTTGCTACCTCCGCCGATATAAATATTGAAGGTTTGTTCGCGGTTCGTGCCAATCAGCGTTGATGCGAGATGCTCCCACATATACGTCCGAAGCTCCTCTTCCGGGAATAACTGCGCCATAAACTCGTTGATTTCGTCGATTTGTGTTCGATGACGTTCGGTATCCAGCGGGAAATAGTCGATTTTCGTGGTCTTCGAGAGATTGTCATCGGGCTGACCACGACGAAACGTCTTTGTCTTGAAATCGATGACACCGTTCTTGAAACACAGGAGCTCGGGACGCGTGTCGATTTTCTCTTCGAAATCCTTGTCATAAAACTGCTCACGGACTTCACGCATGATATTGTTCTTGAAACTTGTCGTCTTTAATTTTGTGCAGATATCCACGATACGACGCGACCGTTTGCGTGCGGATGTGTATTGGTCGCAGGTAGGGTCCATTCCAGACGTCATGTCCATAATCTCGCGATGCTTCTTCGTATAAATATCGTGCATGTCTTTCGAAATGAGCGCACGAAGTGAGTTGCCTTGGTCGCATTCTACCCAGCGATTCTTCTCGAATTCATACCACTGATTGTCTTTCACGCTGACACAAACGAAACGGTCTTTGAAAATCGTGTATAACACTGTCGCAAGATCCACATCCGTCGATGCGTCATTCGTTGTCTCGTTACAAATCGTTTGATGGATGAAGTTGTCGATGGTTTCATTCCGAATACGCGTGTATTCTTCGAGACAATCGTTCTTCGCCCAATACATGATGGAACGACGGGTTAGACCATCCGGACTGTATGGGAAACCACACCACGTGTCGTAGTGTTTCATGATATCTGTATATGCGAACTTGGCGGATTTTGCGCTGAAAAGCATCCATGTCAGAAACAGCTTATCGCTCGTGTTGTGAAGTGCGAGGCCGACGCGGAGCCATCGGTCATAGGGGTCGAAATACTGCGACGGAAGCGCCATCGTATAATAATGTGTTTCGCGAATTTCATATTCCTTCGGTTCAAGCATATTCAGCATGATTTCGACCGCCATCGAGAGTTCGGAATGATTCGTGATTTTATCCATCATGATTGAGCCGTTGTGTGCCATTAAAGCATCGCCTCCGCTGCCGCCGCCGCCGTTGGCACCTCCTCTGCCACCCATGCCAGACAACAGGCCACCCGCACCGCCCCCCGTCACGACAAGCCGGATTCGTTTTCCACCATCCGCCCCGCCATTTGCGCCATTTCGACCACCAGATGCGCCGCGGTGTATCGCATCATATTCGGCTTTGAGTGCGGCGTTGTTTGGTCGCAGGGTGAATGCGGCGTGTTCGGTATCAATCGCGCCAGGTGTTCCAGCGGGGGCGGTCTGAACCGACAGTTTTGCGAAATTCTCTTTCACTTTAAACTTACACGTCTCTTCTTCTCGACACATCCACTCATGGTCGTCATCATCTGGGTCGCGCATCATCACGAAATGATACTTGAGCATATACGCTTTATGTCCGGGTTTGCGCGAACCGTATAACTGCCAGTTAGTGTGTCCTCGCGAGATTCCTTCATCGAGAACATCATTCCATGAATTTGTAATAGGTAAGTCTGTCCAAATTTCGGGAAGCTCTTTCAACATACGCGAACGCAACATCCGCTGAATCGGGCGTTCAACGTTGGCGCCAATAATCATGTGAATCCCGTCCTTGGTGACATCATCCAGTTCATTCACGTCGCTTTTTTCGAAGATGTAGATTGGAATATTTGCGTCGTTGGGTATCTCCACTAAGGTTTCCAACGTTTGAATATAAGATTGAATCATGTCCAAGACATGCTCTTTTGAATGTTGGCGTTTGGTAATACTGGTTTCATACCTGAAATCGAAATCCACGGCGATGAGTCCTCGTTCAGGATTCTGCTTTTCGGTCAAGAATTCCTGCTTTCCATTTTCGAATACGTGTGTGTAATATTTCTTCCAGAATACGGGGAGAATCGCGGGCGGAATCGTATAAACACCGCCATGAACATTCAGCGTTTTATCGCCAATCCTTGTGTGTGTATATGCTTCGCCTGGTTTTGATATGTGGTGTTTCATAAATTGTTCATAGGTCATCCCTGCGCAAAGCGACTGGTAGGAAGCAGCCATTGGGTCCGTGGGGGTGGTTGTCGTTGTCATGTTCGTCGTTGTCGTCGTTGTCGTCGTTGTCGTCGTTGTCGTCGTTGAGTATTCACAGGGTACAATGAAGTTGCTTGTAAAAAGTATTTTGGCAGGCACAAGCTTCAATTTTGTTTCGAAATATGAATTGAAAAATGTAAAACCTCCGGTCTATATATATCAAAGGTTTTATCTCTAAATCTGATCCCCCAAAAATGGCCCTTTGAATTTTAGTTTCTAAAAAATGGGCGAAAAATGGGGATGCTTTTCTTTGGATTTTCCTTGGCTCTGGACTTTTGTAAAAAAATGATTTTAGCCCGTGGATTTTATTTTCGGGTTTTGATTTTCGGATTTGTGACGATAAACTGTAAGAGTTTTAAAAATGAGAGCATTATGGTGCGGATGTTGCGACGGGATGGCCGCGGTTGTTGCTAGGGTTATCGTCACAAAATAGGTGGTGGGTGGTGCGTGCGTGTCAGGTATGGGAGGCTGCTATAAATTACGATGAATACTTTGTGCGTTTATTGTTATATTTTTTTCGAATACGTGATTTATTTTGTTTGATCTTATTACGCATTTTTTTTGTTTTTTTTCCTCCAAATAGCCCTTGTGGATCTTCTAATGGTGGTGCGGATGGGACAGGTGCAGATGGGACAGGTGCGGATGGGACAGGTGATAATTGGGATGTGGCTCCTCAAAAGCAGCAGCTTTTTCAATCCTTCGTTCATTCAAAAATTTAATAAATTGATCTGTTGTTGGAAAATTACCTACGCTACGAATACATCTATCTAATACATCAGATGATAAATAACAATCCACAACTGGCATTTGAGGATAATGGGCTATTGCCATCGGACGTTGCGACTGATCAAATGGGCGTTCAGGAAAATTTTTTACAAGAATCACACACTCCAAAAATAACATGTTTAATTCAGAGTTATGTTTATCGCTTCGAGGAATATAAGAAAATCCATAAGTATTTTTTATCGGAACAAATTGAGATATAAATTTTAAAATAATATTATCTAATGAGATTGAACTACCTACGTTTGTATATCTATTTGTAATTTCTCTCAAACTAGCGTCTTTTGAAGTTGACACATGAAAAAGTGCCAACCATTTTAATAACATCGATTGATCTAAATTTGGTTTAGGTTGCTCATCAACACCTCTACATTCAGCAAATAATTCACGTAGTTTTTTCTCATAGCCATTTTCTGTGGTAACAACCTTTCGTGTTTCATCAATCATCGTTTCATTTAATTCTCCTTCACGAATCAATACATCTGACCATAATTTTAATACTCTTGCGTGATATTTGTTAATTTTAGTTTGGAAATTTTGTAATATATTTGGAGTATGTCCGCTCCACCATTTATAGACCGCATATGCTATATGTTGACACATATCATTATTTGTTATCTGTGGTGATGATTGAGTGTAATTTGCTTCTGTTGCACACAATTTTGACACAAATTTTTCTATAAAATCAACACATACGTCAAATTTTATCAATGTATCTGTTACATCGTTCGACGTCATTATTTCATTACTTCTCATCACTTTGTCTGATATCGTTTGTAATATTATTTGTGCAATAATACTGAGTCCAGGATGATATGTTGGACGACCGTCTCGATTATCCCATCTACAAGAGTATAAAGCAAATGCACGAATAATTATTCTTTTAATTTTTGTCATATCTTCATGTGTAAAAACATCCGGATGTGACTTTACAAACTCAATTAAATCTGTCTCTAATTTTTCAGGTGGTTGTATGGTTTGGCCAACAAAACCAAAAGGATGGTAAGAAATCCTGCCGATTTCCCAATATGGAGAACCATGTGACATACTCATTATTTATTAATGAAACTAATTATATATATACGAGATATAATAAATCAGCCGAAAATATTTCGTTTGAAAACGAGTAAATTGGAAAGTTTGGATTCTTGGGAATCAAAATTTTATGTTTCAAGGACAAAACCGCCGAAAATATTCCGTTTGAAAACGAGTAAATTGGAAAGTTTGGATTCTTGGGAGTTGGAAAATTATGTTTCAAGGACAAAACCGCCGAAAATATTTCGTTTGAAAACAAGTAAATTGGAAAGTTTGGATTCTTGGGAGTTGGAAAATTATGTTTCAAGGACAAAACCGCCGAAAATATTTCGTTTAAAAACAGAAAAAATCCAAATAAAAATGTCCAAAAATGTCCAATTTAGACCCCCTAATTTTGGACATTTTTGAGCCGTCCAAAAAATGTCCATTTTGCCGTTTGCGCGCCGTCAATTTTAAACATGAAATGCAAAACACCAAAAAACCGGGTTGTGACCATTATGCTCTCAAAACGTGTTTTCGACCCTAAAAAACTGTGACTGAACTTTTTTGGGGGGTCGGTAGCCGCGTCCATTTTGAGGGGTTAAAATCGGACATTTATGTATAGGATAGATTTAGGTAAGTTACCCAAAAATATCCACATATGCCTAATAATTTTTTTTGCGAAAAGTGTGACTTTAAATGCTCTAAACAAAGTATTTATAATAAACATTTGGAGACAACCAAGCACAAACGAATGGGTAATTATTTATATCCTTACTCGGATATATCCGGTAATACCATATCCTTAGATGTAAATCACCCACATATATGTCAATATTGCTGTAAATCTTATAAATATCTGTCTGGATTATCTCGTCATAAGCGTATGTGTCATAAAAACAATTTTCACGGTGATGATACTCTTATGGATGATACTGTTATTGATGATAGTTCTATTGATGATAGTTCTATTGATGATACTGTTATAGATGATACAGATATTACTACCGAGTTCAGTGAAGATAAAATATCACAGACAGATAATGTTATTATACGTAAGAGACCAAGAAACAACGAAGAAAAAACGAACAAAAAATTAAAACAACTTATTGCCGAAAATAGTGAGATGAAAATGATGATGTTTCAGATGATGGCAACAAATAGTCAATTTCAATTACAAATGTTGAAACTAATGAATAATTCTCAGGCTCAACTTACAAATCATAATCAGGGACAGCCGCATTCCTCATCTATATCCGGCGGTGTTGCTTTGAATGGCGATAATCCCACATTCACCAACAGCACCACCAATAACAACAACAATACCTTCAACATGAACATGTTCTTGAACGAAAAGTGTAAGGATGCGATGAACATGAAAGACTTTATTGATTCCATCCAATTGAACATGACCGACATGGAGAATATGAACCGTCTTGGCTATGTCGAGGGCATGTCGAATATCTTCATCGACAACCTCCAGAAAACCGACCTATACAAGAGACCTGTCCATTGCAGTGACGTCAAGCGCGAGACCTTATACGTCAAGGAAAACAACCAGTGGGAACGCGATGGCCCTGACCACGCAAAAATGACAAACGCGGTTCTTGCGGTAGAACATAAGAATGTGGTCCTCGTGAATGAATGGGCGAAGGCCAACCCGCGCTGTCTGAATAGCACTACCCGAGAGAATGATAAATATATAAAAATGTCGAGGATTGTAACGGATGGAGAGAAGGAGGGGAACATCGATAAGGTGATACGGAAAGTAGCAAAGAGCGTGGCGATTGAAAAGGGAGGCGCGACGATTGAAAATTCATAAGGTCGGAATTCCTTCTTTTCCGCCGAAAATATTCGCTTCAATATTATAAAAATCCGATGCGTTTGGGAATCAGAATTTTATGTTTCAAGGACAAAACCGCCGAAAATATTCGCTTCAAAAACCGGTTTTTTTCAAAAGTTTGGATTCTTGGCATCCGCCAAATCATGTTTCAAGGACAAAACCGCCGAAAATATTTCGTTCAAAACCGCCGAAGGCAATAATAAACGAAGGATTTAGACCCCCTATTTTTGGACATTTTTCCGACCGTCCAAAAATGTCCATTTTGCCGTTTGCGCGCCGTCAATTTTAAACATGAAATGCAAAACACCAAAAAACCGGGTTGTGACCGTTATGCTCTCAAAACGTGTTTTCGACCCTAAAAAACTGTGACTGAACTTTTTTTGGGGGGTCGGCGGCGTGCGTCCATTTTGAGGGGTTAAAATCGGACATTTATGTATAGGATAGATAAGATTACTATAAGATTCTTATAAGATTATTTTATAAGATTTAGGATAGATAAGATTACTATAAGATTCTTATAAGATTCTTATAAGATTATGCCCAAAACATATATTGATTATTCCAATACTATTATTTACAAAATATCATGTAAAGATGAAACGATTAGTGACGTGTATGTAGGATATACCACTAATTTTGTCCAGAGGAAATATGCGCATAAGGTTTGTTGCACAAACAATACAACTAACACAAGCAATTGTAAGTTGTATCAAGTGATAAGAAATAATGGCGGCTGGGATAACTGGAAAATGGAAATAATCGACGTTATTACCTGTAATGACATGTATGATGCGAAAAAGAAAGAACAAGAGTATGTGGTATTATTACAAGCCAACTTAAATAGTGTTGAACCGCTACCTCACCCCCGAAGAACAAATTATCGTTTTTATTGTGAAAAGTGTAACTTCAAATGCTCTAAACAAAGTATATATTACAAGCATTTAGATACAATAAAGCATCAACAAGATAAATCGATATCAAGCACAATGAACTATGAAACAAACACCGAGGCAGACCCAGACCCCGAACCAGAAAAATATACACCAGATGAAACAACCCAGCCAATAACACGTGATGAATATAATAACATTTTACATTTATTACTCGATTTGAAACACAAAGATAAATCAACAAATGAAGAATATAACGACGATAATGATATATATCCGAAACAAAATATTAAGATATCTTTGGCTGAGACATCACAGTTGATGAGTGATAATAATATACAAAATAAACTAATACTTGAACTAATCAAATCAAACACTCAATTACAAAACCAAATGTATGAAATATGTAAGTCATCACAAGCATTAACAACGAATAATATTACCGCATCTACAATACATGATAATTCCACTACTACCAACAGCACCACCAATAACAACAACAATACCTTCAACATGAACATGTTCCTTAACGAGAAGTGTAAAGATGCGATGAACATGAAAGACTTTATTGATTCCATCCAGTTGAACATGACCGACATGGAGAATATGAACCGTCTTGGCTATGTCGAGGGCATGTCGAATATCTTTATCAATAACCTCCAGAAAACCGACCTATACAAGAGACCTGTCCATTGTAGCGACGTCAAGCGCGAAACCTTATACGTCAAGGAAAACAACCAGTGGGAACGCGATGGCCCCGACCACGCAAAAATGACGAACGCGGTTCTTGCGGTGGAGCATAAGAATGTGGTCCTCGTGAATGAATGGGCGAAGGCCAATCCGCGCTGTCTGAATAGCACTACCCGAGAGAATGAGAAATACATCAAGATGGCCAAGATTGTAACCGACGGAGAGAAGGAAGGGAACATCGATAAGGTGATACGGAAAGTAGCAAAGAGTGTAGCGATTGAAAAGGGAGGCGCGACGATTGAAAATTCATAAAAACACATAAAAACAATCGCGGTGATTACTATAAATTACGCCCGCACCGAGACCCACCACATCCGCGATGACAGACGAAACTACCACCACACCCACCACCACCCCCGCCAAAGTCGCGATTCCAAAAGAAACAGTCACGCGACTTCTCCGCGATATTCGCGATGTAATGACCGACCCTACCTTACGCGAATGCGGTATTATCTATCGCCATAGTGAGACCGACCTCCTTACCGGATATGCGTGTATCGTGGGTCCAGCCGACACCCTCTATTTCGGTGGCTACTACTTCTACCTCTTTAAATTCCCTACGAATTATCCACATTCCCCACCGGTTGTCAGTTTTATTACAAATACCGGAAATATACGGTTCCACCCCAATTTTTATGCCAACAAGAAGGTCTGTGTTTCAATCGTGAATACATGGCGAGGCGAGCAATGGTCGGGATGTCAGAATATTCGGTCTGTTTTAATGACGTTTCAGTCGCTCCTTGATAAAGAGCCTCTTCTTCATGAACCAGGTGTTCGTAAAGAGCACAGCGATTTTGTGTCCTATCACATGATGGTTGAATACTATAACTACAAATTCGCATGCTTGACACTAATGAAGGAACTTACAACACATGTCACGATAGAACCGGCACTTGTGGCCGACTTCACGGAGTTTATGAATGTCACGTTTCGAGAGAATAAGGGACGTATTCGAGAGATTTTGGTAGAACGAATGAAACGATACCCCGACCGTAAATCCATATTCATAGGGTTGTATGGCGGAATTCATACCGTTATCGCATATGATACGGTTATGAAGGATTACGAAACGCTGGTCGCTACCGAATAAGAAAAGTATTTTATATGATACACTCTTGCCTTAAATTGAAATGAAATAAATGTATCTACAATATACATAGTAGTCTCGATTCTCGAAATTTAAGAGATGCATTTCTGTTCTGTATGTGCCAACATGTATTATATCAGTATTACCCCCGAAAATGAACTTCAGTATTACTGCCGGAACTGCGGGAATATTGACGACACGATTGCGGCGGATAACATTTGTGTCTCGAAAGTCAATATAAAACACACGACGACCCAACAATCACTCTCTCAGGTCGTCAATAAATATACGAAGTT